TACCACTCTTCAATTAAAAGCAGCCATTAAAGATTTATCAAGAATTTATAATATTAGTGCAGAAGATGCTAATTGGATTACTACTGTATTAGATGATGAAGATGACTCCTTATCTGGGATTTTCAAAAATGCATTACAGTTTAGTAGAATAATGAATTTTGTTCAAGATAATGTGGATTTAGTTAATGATTTAGGATCAGTTTTGAAACTTCCACGATCACAATCTGTTCATGCATGTGCAACTATCATATTACCTGAGGGACGTGATATTTTTCATTGGGTGCCAGTAAAAAGTGTACAGACTAAAGATGGTGAGAGTTTGTTAGTAAGTGAGTGGGAAGGTGGTGAACTGGAGTCTATAGGACTTCTAAAAGAGGATATCTTAGGTATTCGTCAGTTAGATAAGTTTCAATTTATATTATCATTGATTGAAAAGAATAAAGGAGAAAAATTAGATATATATAATTTGCCATATGATGACTATGCTGTATATAAGTATTTTCGTAATGGATGGAATCAAGATGTGTTTCATTTTGGCGCTAAGGGACTAACTAAGTATTGTAAAGAAAGTAAACCAGAGAATATTCAAGATTTAATAGCAGCAATATCACTTTATCGTCCAGGTCCCATTGAATCTAATCTTCATAATGAATATATTCTTAGAAAAGAGGGTCAGAAAGAAGTTGAATATTTGTGGGGAACTAAGTCTATTACTGAAGAGACTTATGGGATTCTGATTTATCAAGAGCAAATTATGCAGACTTGTGTTCAGGTTGGTGGATTTTCTTTGATTGAAGCTGATGAAATTAGAAAGGCTTTGGGTAAGATGAAAAAGAAGTATTCAGACCCTTATAGAGAGAGATTTATTGAAGGTGCTATAGATAGAGGATGTTCTCAAGAAGAAGCTGAGAATATTTGGGAAGTGATGGAGAGATTTGCACTTTATGGGTTTAATAAATCGCATGCTGCTGCTTATACAATTACTGGATATATTTGTCAGTATTTGAAAGTACATTACCCTGTTGAGTTTTGGACATCTGCTTTTCAATTTATTGATGAAAGTAAACGTGAAGAACGTACATTTCAATTTGTCTCAGAAATTAATAAAACAGGTCGTATTAAAGTAGAACCACCAGATATTAATGTTTCAGAGGCTATTGTTCAATCTGATTCTGAAAAGAATATAATTTACTGGACTCTATCATCAGTGAAACAAGTTGGTGGGATAGCAATGGAGCAGATTTTGTCAGAACGTTCTAAGAATGGGAAGTATTTTAGTTTTGAAGAATTTGTTCAACGTCATACATTCAGTGGGAGTAAAGTAAATAAACTACATATTGAGAATTTAATTTATGCTGGTGCTTTTGATCAAATTGAAGATGTACAGTCTTCAAATCAGAGAAAAAGATTATTAGAACTATATAGAGAAAGAAGAAAAATTCAAGTTGATAAAGAGAGAGATTTATTTGTACTAGGTGGTGATTTGGTGTATTATAATTGGTGGTGGGATTTACAGCAAAAACGTTTGACAGGTATAGCATTTTTTGATTATGAAGAGATATGTGATTTATATCTAACAGACTATATATTTTTAGATAGTAAGAGTTTTCAAGAACAATCAGAAGATAGTGGTTATTATGGAGTTGGAGGGTATATTATGGAAGTAATTGAGAGAGAAAGTAAGAAGAAAGGGAAGTACTGTAGTTTAAGTATAGATAGTAATAATGAATTGATTTGGGTGAATATATTTCCTGATCAATATAAGAAATTACTTGACTCAGGGATTATATTAATAGGTTCAGAGAAAAAACTACTAATATTGACAGGTATGGTACGTATGGATGATTATAGAAAAGAGAAAGTACTGAAAGTTTGGGAGAGTTCAGAAGTAGTATTATTGGGCTAGATTGTCGGTATAATTTATTGAAAATCAACTAATAAAATGAAAATAAATTATTAATTTTAAGGTTTAAATCAAATAAATAATATGTCAAATGTAAGTATATTTTTTGGAGATAGAGTTGTGGTTCTTAAGTTTGAAGGATTTAAGGATGAGATAGATGTTGATGATTTGACTTCTATTGATTATAGTAATTTATATGGAGAAATTGTAACAGTTTCAGCTTTATTAAATAAGGTTGGTATTTTAAGATCAGAGGCAGAGAGTGCTGTTTCATTGAAACAATTAGATTGTGATATTTATTCTGCAGAGTTAGGTAAAAGATATCGAAGAGAAGCTAATGTTAATGGTGGTAAGTTTACATTGAAAGAGGGTGATAATTTGATATCTACAAAGTTGACTGAGGATTCATTGAATCAATCTATACTACTCGATCCTATTTTTCAGGCAAAGAAGAATAGTTTAATTGAAGCAAAGAAGAATTTTGGGTTCATTGATTCTTTATATTGGGCATTACAAAGTAAGGATAAGAAATTATCATTGATAACAAAACCTGTTACTCCTGAGGAGTTTGTTAATGAAATAATTGAAGGAGAAATTAATGGAATGTTTATAAAGAAATTAAAAGACACATGGACACAGAAGAATTAGACTTTATTTTTGAAGTCACTAAGAAAATGTTAAGTGTTGAAATACTTTATTCAGCTATGAATTCATTGATAGAAGGTGAAACAAAGACAATAAAAGATGCTTTACAATACGGTATTGATGAATGGGAAAAGTAAACTTTAAATAAACATAAAAATAACATTTAAAACAAAAACAACATGGACAGAAGTCAATTCAAAGGAGCTACATTAGGCTCTATTAAAGATGAACAGGATAATGCTAAAAAAGCAATCCCTATTTCTGATGGCGAAGGAAGAGCAGGTTTTCATAAGATTGAAGATGGTGAGAATTGGAGACGTATTTTACCTGCTCATAGGCCAGATCAACCGGCATATTGTGCTAAATCTACAGTATTTCTTGAATGTGAAGTAGATGAATTGGATAAAGAAGGTAATACAACTGGTAAAAAAGAAGTAAAGACGAAGAATATTTTTATTGCAACGCAACACTCTTCAATTCTTAAGGATGATCCAATTCTTCTTTATATTTCATTTGTTCAGAAGCGTGCAAATGATGAAATTCAGGATAAAGAAGAAAGACAGAAGTTTTTGTATCCTATTAATGGATGGAGAGGCAAAGATGGCAAATGGAATTGGGGCATAAAGCCTTCAATTGAATATGTTTGTTATGCCCTTGATAAGAGAGGTGTTCTTGGTAGGGAGACTTTATATTCTTACATGATTGAATCAATGAAGAAATTATCTGTTCAACAAGCACCAGATAATGCAGAAATTGTTCCTGATATTTTTACTGATCCTGATGAAGGATATCCGTTGATCATTACTAAGAGTAAAAATGAAAAAGGGAAAACAGAATATTCTATTTCTTGTGAATTACCGAGTAAGGAGAAACGAGAAACTTGGGATGATTTTTTCAAGAGGACTCGTATAACTGATGAACAATTCATTGAGTTTATGTCTAAAGAAAGCCTTTATGAGTTATACAAAGAAGTATATACTGATAGAGATTTTAATATGGCAATTGATGGTTTGAAAAGGTTCGATTTGAGGTATAAATATGGCATATTTGAAAATGAGGAATTCATTGAAAAATTGGCTCAATTGAAGAATCAGGTTCCTAAATATGTTCCTAAAAAGTATGGTGTTTCTTCTGATAATAAAAAGGGAAATGTTCAGGAAAAAGTTGAAACTAAAGTAGAAGATTCTTCAGGATTAAAGAAAGAATTTGATAAGATTCCTGTAAATTCAAATGAAGGTTCTGCATTGCCTGCTCCTATTCCCACAATGAAGCGTCAATTGACGGAGTATATTAAAGAGAATTATGGCGATGATTATCAGTTACCTGAATTAACAAGAGAAAAATTGATTGAATGGTATGGTTTAGCAAAGAATGGAGAAGAACTTCCATTTGATATCCAAGAAGAGATTACAATTGAAAGGGTTGAAAGTGATGTTAAGAAAGAAGAACCAAAAGTTGAACCTAAACAAGAGTCTCCTGTTAATCCAGTTTCAAAGGATATTGATCCTGATTTGAAAGCACAGATTGAAAAATTGAGGCAGAGAGGCAGAAAACAAGAATAATATTTCGTAAAAATCATAGGGGTAAGGCTATTAAAGTCTTACCTCTATCTTAAATTTTTGTTAAAATGGATAAAAAGGCATTAACTGTAATATCTACAGATTGGCATCTTAAGGAATCTAATATTGATATTATTAAAGATATTGTTAGACAAAAGTGTGAATTAGGCAAGCAATTAGGAGTTAAGACATTATTTTGTCTAGGTGATATTTTAGATAGTAGACCGGGACAAAAGGTGGATGTTTTAAATGCATTAAGTAATATCATTAATATGGTATGTGTTGAGTATGGATTTGAATTTTGGGCTATACCTGGTAATCATGATAAACAAAATTATTATGGATATGACAGCTATTTAGATAGTTATAAATTCCATCCTAATTTTAAAGTTATAACAAGATCCGGAGGATATCCTATTGGAGATGTGGTATTTCATATGATTCCGTATTTTAAAGGGACCACCCCCACTGAACAATTT